AACCATTTTCGCCTTCAAAACTAACGGTGATGTTGATATCACCTGGAAGAAGCCTTCCGGTAGCGGTACCTACACCTGGTCGGCTGCTGGTACAACTTGGTTTACTCCAGGATGGCACTACATCGAAATTAGCGCCGCAGGTAACGAATACCGATGCTACGTTGATGGCACCATCCGGCTCCAGTCATCAAACGATTATTTGAATATCGTCGCCGGTGGCGTATCTACGAGATATCTTGTTGCCAACAACCTGAAGTTTGTTGTTAGTAACTTAGACTTCTCTCTCAACGGTACTCCGTACGTCGCCGAACAACTTTCGAGCAACTCTGGCATTCTGACTTTCAACGGAGTTACTCCTGGTAAGAAGGGATATCTTGGTGTTGGCGGTTTTGATGAATATCAGAACAACTATCTCTATCTTGGCGACGGTAAACTTCCAACTGGCGTTCCTAGTTCCATGGAACTTAGATTCGATGTCTACATCCCTAGTAACTGGACTTCGACGCCTTACAACACAGCACAGATCTTAGGCACCGATCCAAATAACCTCCTTCAGAATGCAGTATACCACGGTCTTATCCACATTGGAGAAGCTTACGGTATGACGAGGATCTATCAGTACTCCAACTGGGATACAGCCTATGGATCGACGGTCTATAAGGACATTAACCTTAGTGGTGGTTGGCACGAGATTCGTTACACATTCGATGGAACAGACAGCATTCTGTATATCGATGGGTATGCTTGGATGACTCTTTCCGCTCCGACATACAAGCCGACGATCCCGTCCGGTAACCTCCGTATCGGATCTACCCATAGCGGTATGAAGTTCCAAGACCTCTACCTTAAGATCAATGGAGTCGTCTACCTAGCTGAACAGCTCAACGGCGGACCTTCAAAACTCAACACCGTTGGTTCGCCAACGTACAACACTTAATCATTAGGAGAATCAAATGGCTACAAGCACAGCTGCTGGCAACGTTGCTGCCAACATCAGAGTTGATAAATCCGTTGGTGTTCCCAACGGTTATGGAACTGCCGACGGGTGGACTTTTACTTTACCTGCTGGAGTTGGCGATAATGACCTTTTCGATATCGTCGGAGATGATGTCAAGTTCAAAGCCATCTACTATCCCGTCGACACCTACAACATCACAGTTCAAATGGCGCGTGCTGGCTGGGTTACCAAAAACCATAGCTTCACCGTTAACGTCCGTGATCGCGGGGCTCTCATCGCCGCCGGAGCCAACATTGATGTTGGCATCATCGGCAACTACAGTTCTGCCGGAACTAAGAAGGTTCGATTCAACTGCTACTTCGACGCGGCTTTACCATCCGGCTTCGTCGCCACTCTCTTTTCCGACACCCTTTCTCCGACAGGTTCCGGAACACAGGATGGCACATCGTTTATCCAAGTTTACAAGGACGGAAGCAATCATCCAGTCATCGTGATTACACGAAATAGCGATGGCTACCATGAAGGAGCGGTTGCTGCGGCTGCCGTGACTACATCCAAATGGGTAGCATTCGAAATCCAAGAGAACGCAGGTGTTATCACTTGTTACATCGATGGGGTTCTTGTTCTGACAAGAAACGACAACCTGAGGATGAATCTCTCGTCTCACTGCTACTTCAGCAGAGCTGCGTCTCCTACCGGAGGAAAGCTTGTCATTTCCAACCCGTACTTCGAAAAGGATTCTGTTGTCATTTTCCTTGATGAGATGACCGCAGCTCCTGCCGGGGCCACCATCTCGGGAACAGTTACGTTCAACGACCTTGGTGATGCATCTTAACCACCTTCGGCTCTCAGGGGGATACCTGAGAGCCGAATTCTTTTTAGGAGAATGATTTATCATGTTCACAACTTACGACCCTGAAGGACTTGGGTACTCCATTGTTGGTAGTACCGATGTGTCTTCAAACATTACAGCGCCGATCAATACTGAAATCAAGGTAACCGGTTCTGTCATCATCGATCTTGCCGATGTTAAGAGTGTTGAGGCAGGCTCGGCAGTGCGAGTTTCTCAGGTATCTGGGATTTCTCAAGTTTTCGATTCTACTTCTCAACTGCCTGACTACCCTAAAGGTGGTTATACAAGATCGGCCTCCATCGTTGAAGGAACGTCTCAGGTTTTCTACTTAGCGTACCTCTCCGGTCGTCTTGAATGGGTGATGTTCCCGAGCTCCTCATTTGATGGAGTTTCATCTAGCGACCTGGCTAGCAACTCTACAGCTGACCAAAACTTCGCCATCGCCAAAAAGCAAGAAGCCATCGTTGCCGCAGCTACCGACGCCACGATCAAAATGAACGCCGCTCAGGCTTTCGCTACGGCAGCTGACGCTACGGTTCTTTCCTCTGCTAACGCGTATGCAGATACGAAGAAAGCAGAAGCCATTAGTGCTGCCGCCTCCGACGCAACAACCAAGGCAGATACTGCACAATCGAATGCACAGTCTTACGCTGATACGAAGAAAGCAGAAGCCATCGCAGCTGCCGCTGCCGATGCGACGTCTAAGGCCAATTCTGCCCAGGCTGGTGCTCAAAGCTATGCCGATTCCAAAAAGCAAGAAGCTATTGATGCCGCCGCTTCAGATGCGACCACAAAAGCCAACACGGCACAATCCGGAGCTCAGGCTTTTGCTACGTCTGCCGACACAGCTATTCTTGCCTCGGCTAATTCATATGCCGATACAAAGAAAGCTGAGGCTATTGATGCTGCTGCATCAGATGCCACAACAAAAGCTACAAATGCTCAGACGGCAGCACAAAGTTACGCGTCAACGGCTGACACCACTATCCTGAGCAGCGCTCAGTCTTACGCTGAGACTAAAAAGACAGAAGCCATCGCATCGGCTCAGTCCTACACTGATAGCAAAATATCTATCTTAGCCTCCAAGATGGTGCAAGAAGCCTACACTGTCAACACCATCGCTGAAAGAAACGCACTAACCATCGGTGATGCTGTTGGTGAAGTCTCACCTGGCGATGTTGTGAAAGTCCTCAACTATGATGGTCAAGGTACCATCGGTTACTACAGTTACGAAACCGGCTTAGGATATATTCTCATCAAAACAGGCGCATCCGATCCCATCGACACGATGAAGGCCTATGCCATCGCAATGACCCTGTGGTGAGAATATCCTCGCTTAAACAAATGAGGAATGCAAATGCAACAAATCTTGAATGACGTCGTTTTGTTTATCCCTGCCAGTAAGCAGGTTGATTTTTCCAAGATCGCCACTTTCAAATTTCCGCAACTGGTTAGCATTGTTAACCAGACTTCGGGATCGGTGATTTATGCACCCGCCTTAGGTGCAGCTTTTGGTGGTACCTTCTCCTCTGGCGTGCTCACGCTCACCTACGATACCACAACGATGAACGCCAATGACGTTCTTCAAATCCGGTACAACGGTGACATGGCCCCTGGCAACTCTCCTCTTGGTTTCCAAGACGGGTTCCAGACGTTTAATGCAAACAACTGGGAGATTACATCTCAGGCATCGGGCGACCTTATCAGAGCCGAAGGTAACTTGCTTGGTTCATCTTACCTGACGATTTCTCTCGACCCATTGGCAGAAGACACGGAAACTGTGATCACTTCCAAAAAGGTCTGGACACCTCCGGTTAGACTAGGCTTCAACGTTAGTGTTTCACAAAGGGCCCTTGGTCAAGAGTGTGCCATTCAGTACGTCTGCGATGAAGCTCCTACGGCCTTACCGGCTCCGGTTGCCATTTCATCTGCTAGCCAGACGACAACAACGATTACAATCAACACGGCGACCCCTCACGGATTCTCTGTCGGTGATAAAGTGTCGATTAGCGACATCAACGGCGATAGCCGCGCTAATTACAGCAACGTTACAGTCAATACTGTACCAACGTCAACATCGTTCACCTGCACCTCTACCGCATCGGCCAACCTTCCATCTCTGACGATCTCCGGTATTACCCAAGGCTATGTTGCTTTCCGTAGACCGCTCAGCGGTTTCTCTGACGGTACGGCCATGGTCATCGAAGATACGACAGCAACGAACGCTAGCTTCTATACGAAGAGTGGTGTTGGTCGCGGTTCGTTCCCTTCTGGTACAATCGCCACTAGACACTCTACTGGTATTGACACGACAGCTTCGGTTCAACCGGTTGCGGGCATGCCCGGTGGATACGCCTTCAACCCGTCTTCAGTTTACGAACTGATTCATCAGCCGGAATCCATTGAGTGGTTGAGTAAGCCGATCGACTCTTCTACTGCCGGTTACACGGTGCGCTACAAGAAAGATCGATGCTTGCCTGACCCGTCTAAAAAATACAAGGTGCGCTTCCTTGCCAAGAACGGCAAGAGTGTAACCCGTGTTACAAGTTCGATCATCTCGTGCTCAAAGGCTGCATCGACAACATCCAACGTTCAACATGATGGCACGATTACCTACACAACCGGCGACTATGTGCAACTGTATGGTCGTCGTGATACGACAAACTTCGCTAACCTGACAACAGCTGCTATCATCGCCTCCGTGGTCGACCAGTATAACTTCACAGTTATCGATGGCGTTAGTGCTACTGCTACAACATACGGCGGAGCCATCGTCAAGGTCAATGGTAGCCAAGGCGTTCAGGGCATGGTCACTCAATCTATCCAGAACGCAGTCAGATCTTCTTCTGATGGTCTTCTCGTACTGACCGGCTCGGCCAGCTGGACAGGTATATTGGTTGGTGATTTTGTTAACGTCTACGGATGCAGGGACAATACAACAGGTGCTAACGTTGGTGTTGACGGCGCTTATCGAGTCTACAGTATTTCCACAACAACACTCACTCTCGAATCTCTTTCCGGAGCAACTGGCGACATCGCATCCGTTGCCTGCGGCGGCGTTGTTGTCAAGCGGACAGACTTCCGTATCGATCTTTGTCGCGCTGCTGAATTCACTCGCAACGTCACCGAATGCTTCGGTGGTATGACTAGAATCGATCAGTCTGCTGCTGTTCCTGTTTACCTGACTAACAACCAAAACGTTACCGTTAGCAACACTGTTTCGATCACATCCAACAGTTCTGTCAACGTTAACCAGCTCGCTGGCTCGACGCCGATCACGCATTCGCCCAACGGCGCCACCAACAAAGCTCTGACTGTTGGCATCTCAGGACCTCTGGCTAACACCGACTACTCGGCCCAGGCATGGGCAGCTGCTTCCGGTAACGGTGCGGTTATCGCCAACGCCAGCGGTCTCGGTCTAGCATGTTCGTTCGATATTAACGTTACAGCATGGACCGCTGGATCATCCACAGGGCTTGTCGTTTATCTTCAGGAATCTCCTGATAACGGCACAACGTTCTTTGACATTTGGCAAACTGAAGCCATCACTGCAACAGGTCACTATCGCATTCCGGCTATCCCCGTTAACGGACGTCGTCGGATGCGCTGGGTTAACCTTTCAGGTGCAGCAACAACTGCAACGGTTACGGTTACCGCGATGGATCTCAGTTCTGCACCCTCGAAGCAGGTTCAATGGTTCGATAGAACTGCCGGTGTAGGTTCGGGCACGGCCTCAACTAACACCAACTCTGCCGCTTACAACATCAACGGCTGTAAAGCCTTCACTGTTGTTATGCAAACTGGTACCGCATCGTTGAACGGTTCGTTCAAAGTCCAAATGTCTATGGATGGTACTAACTGGTATGATGCCTCTGCTGCTACAACTATCCCATCAACATCGGCTGGTATGACGATCATCCCTGTAACGGCCGGTGTCTACGGAAGGTTCCTCCGTGTTCAGTGTACCGCAGGCGGTACATCTCAACTTGTAACCGCAATCCATATCTACGGGTGTGAATAATGCGATACAACATTTACGAATGGCGTGAAGCGAGTGGTAGTTGCGTAGCAGTTCTCGAATTCGCAAACGATTCGGAATGTTTACAGCACCTCATTTCGCTCGGACCTGACTACACCGCCGAAGCTCAGGAAGCAGGATTCAGTAGAGTCCTTCAAATTCCTAACACTTCGAACGACGCCGATGCCGCATCGTTACATGGCGGCTATCGAATCTATGACTATGTCACGGTCGACAAAATCCCTACAGGGAATAGATCATCTGATCCTGATGGGATCAACTACTTCGACAACTATCTTACCGTTAGGTTACAGTCGAAGTATTGGATCCATCACGGACTTGTCACTCAAGCTATTCACTATGCCAACTACGATCCTGTTACTGGGCTGTTCTCCAACCCGGTAGTTAGAGAGACTTGGACGTGGGATATGGAACCTAGTACAAACTTCGCCACCACCAGGACAATTAAGATCCAATGGTACGCGAAGGACAAACTTGAAGATGGCTCTTCCTTGCTTCTCCCGTTCACGAAAACCGTGTACAAATACTACACCTCTGACGACATGAAAATCGCTGAAATTCAGCGTCGCAGAGACAACGTAATCACGGATATGTCGAAGAAAGTTATCTACTTCCTGATTTGTACAAAAACATTGATGGAAGTGGCTAACAATCCTTTTGCACCGACTCAAGAAGAACTTGTAGCTGCTAAGAAAGCGGCTATCGCTCTTGGTCAGAACTTCTTAACCAAATACATGATCGATGTTAACAACTTCAGGGATCATGGTTCAGAAGATTTAGCCGATAAAGTCGTCATGCCGGCAACTATGGGAAGATTCCCTTGGCTGACGACTAACGTTTCGCATCTGGGGTTTAATGGTCAGATCAAAGATTACATCGTTTCTGAGATTCGTCTTGATATCAGAACCGCGATGCAAGTTTACGACTACAATTCCCTGCCGTTAGAATAGATGGATACCTCCCTCTACCATCCCTTTCGGGATGGTAGAGGGAGGCTTATCTTTTTTGTTAGACGGAGACGAGTAGCTCAAGACCGATACCTGGAGTCCACATGAGAGTACATGTGTGTCCCGAGTTATTGGTCGTCAATGTTGGTACAGTACTCGGTAATGCACCAGAACATGCAATTAGCGTGTATGTACCAAGGTTTAACGCACCAAGAACGTTTACCGAGAACCCACTAGCGGCTGTTAACGTTGTAATACTTATCATAGAACAGGAAGAGGTAGTGATCGAGTTGACATCAAGAATAGATCCAACAGCACTCATTGTCAATGCTGTAACTACCCCTGTCTGAGCCGACCCACCACTAAGTCTACCACCAGAAGAAACCGTCAATGCTGGAGTAGATCCGGTGATGTCAGCAGAACTACCAACAAGGATTGAAGCAACGGTGTTAGCGGCAGTAAAGATGAACTTACCTGTACCAACCAAACTAGCAGTTGCTCCTCCGCTTACGACTCCGGAAAGAGTAACGGTAAATCCGTTGGCATTGATCGTACTCGTGCTGCCGTAGAAGTTTAGGTTGTAGGAAAATGTTCGTGTTTCATTGAAAACAAGATCCCCTGAGGCACTTGCATTGAGCCACAGTCTCACCATCGTAGAAGAACCGAACGGATTAGCTACCCCAGCAGAAATGATGAATCTACCACTGTAGAGCAGTGTTTCAAGAGCGGTGTAAGTATTCGACGTTGCCATCACGATAATCGTAGAGGCGTCTGCTGAACTAGAACACCGCAGTAGGAGGATAGCTGTTGCACCACCGCCACTAATCAACCCAGAGATAGTGTGTGTTGTGGCGACAGTTTGGAACTGGAAGGCCTGCACAGAAGAGCCTGCTGCACTGGCTGTGGTACCAACCACATCAGCGAGGACCAAAGGTCTGCTCATAGTTACAGCAGACGCTTGCGTGAATCTTATGTAACCATTGGCTAAGAAACCAAGAGATGCGAAAGCCGCTGCGGCAGAATAAGTCGAGAACGACATCGAGCCGTTAGAGGCCCCGATTCTAAACGTACCGGAGCATGTGTTAACTCCACCCATCGTCAACGTTGCAGTCCCTAGAAGAACAAAATTTCCAGCTCCAGCTAGGACATTGTTGACAGTCGATGATGTTGTCTTAGTGACTGACCAGGTGACTGATGCATTGATTGTTATTGTACCAGTAGAACTTGCTGATGTCAAGTTCCCTGAAGTACATGTTGCCGTTATGACGAAATTAGCAACGTTGATGCTTACAGCCCCTGCCCATGAAGCGAAACTTAATATCATACCTGCCATGTTACCGCTAGTAAGGGTACCAGTGTTATCGTTGCCTGTATGTGTTAAGGACACCGAGCCTGAAGATGCACCACTCAAGTTACCGGGACCAGATATCTTACCACTTAAAACTATGGAGAAGTAGCCCCCGTCAACCGAGAGAGTGACCCCTGAGTTGATGGTAATCGCGTTACTCCATGTTCGCGTTGCGGCACTATCTGTATTTGTCGCCAATGTGAAAGATGATGCAACGACTAGGGCTGAAGTGCCGAAGGGAGTATCTGTATTTCCAACTCTACTAATGCCGGAAACAGAAAACGTTGTTGTTCCGGAGTAAGAATTAGAATAGAAGAATGTGTTAGCCGATCCGGTTACAGTTAGACTGCCAAGACCGCTAAGGTTGTAGAATGTTGATGCCACCCCGTTGGAGTTACCAACAGTAAGTGTGATTCCAGATGCCATCGTTACCGATGAGGAATTGCCGCTAGTGCTAAGTGCACCGATGGCTGATGCAATCAAACACTCCAATATCACACCAGCCGTATTGGATAGGGTGATACCTATTGTTGAAGCAGCCAAAGCTGTCGTTGCCGTCGATAGTTTACCGCCGCTGATTGTTACATCATTTGCAGTTAGTACGCCAGTCTTAGTGATGCTGGTTCCTATTAGCGTGATTGTGTTGCTACCAATTTTAGTCAGCTTGAACGTTACCAGAACAATTGTTGTGACTCCGAAACTAGGAGCAATCATTGCCATATTACCAGTGGCTCCTGTAACAGAGCCAATCGTAGCATTAGCACTAAGAGCTATGTTTGGAGTTTGAATTTGTCCGAGAGCGGCGCCGGATCCTGAGTTTACCCAGCAAGAACCGTTTATACCGGTTCCGTTAAGTGTTAGCCCGTAAGGTATGTCCGATGCGCCCGATCCGGCACCACCGTTGTCGAAAACCGCCCCAGCGCTTAGTTGGATTTTGGTGGCAGCAAAGTTAGCCGGACCAGCGAACCCGGTAGACCCGTTTACTGTTCCCGTGGCTCCCTTCAATGTGCCGGCAGTAATCAAAAGATTACCGATGAAAGTTGAAAGTGCGCTAGAAATAGTTAACGTGCCAGTACCGGTCTTGGTTATGCTAGTTGCCGCACCAGCAATTATCGATGATATGACATCATTAGTGGAACCATCGGCAATAGTAACAGCGGCAGCGAAGTTAATCGTGCCGCCGGTAATTGTGTCTGAGGCGGATGACATGTCCAGATTACCGACATCTACCGTACCTGAAATGGTTAGGGTTGTAGCGCCAAGTAACTTGGCATTCTTACCAGCAACCCACGGGATATTGTGAAATCCTCCATCCGGAGTCCAGTTACACAAAGCGTTGTCCCATGTTCCTGAAGTAGGGTTGTTGCTCCCATCTCTGGGAGCGGCATCCCATACCAACTCAGCCTGAGACGGAGTTGGAATGATGAGGAGGTGTGCAGACATTATGCGATGTCTCCAGTTAAGAGAGGTGCGGTTGAAGCTGCATAGTAAATCAGTTCAGCAACAGTCTTCTGAGCTCTGCTCTTACCAGTCAATCCAACACCAGGAGAAACATCGGCACCGGCGTAAGTTATCTGACCTGTACCAAGTTGGATAACCTTAACGGTACCTACTTTTGTGTTGGCGAAGGAGCTATTGACTGTGATAGGCGAGTTGGCTGTGCAGTAGATGATGTTGCCATGACCGAAGCCGATGTTGGTATCATCGATGTTGATCGTTGTGGCGGCAGAAGGAGTTGAACTAACGGCAACTTGAGGTGTGTATACTCGAGTGATCTGAACCGCGATAGATCCAGAAGTACCAACCGATACAACAACACCAACAAGTATAGGTGCATTCGGATAACTCGGCATGGAAGTTACAACGCCACCGGCTACAGTCGGGCTAAGGTATAAACTTTGACCGAGAGTGAAAGCTGAAGTATCAACGTTCTTGAGGAGGCCGGCTTGGATGACGAGACCATCAGCGCCGTCGGCTATATCGGCTGTCGTCCAACCGGCAACTGTACTACTGAGTGCTGAGTCGGCTCTGGCCAGAACTGCATTGGCGTAAGTTCCATCGGAACCGCTGTAGTAGATCAGCGACATTTTAGGAATCGTAGCGCCAGTGGCGTTGTGAACGATCCTAGTCTGATCGAAGCCTAGGCGTAAAGAAATCCCATTCCTCCAATAACTCATACTCTTAGTCGCACTGTCAAAGTACAAAGAGCCATCACTTCCTGAGGTAGGAGACGAGGCAACAAAATCAAACTTTGTAGGCGTGAACGCCTGAGTGTTGATTGTTCCAATGGATGCATTTGTTGCTGTCACGAAAGCATTGTAGCTACTTTGTAGACTAGCGAGATTTGAATTTATGGAGTTGATGCTGGAGGTATTGGCGTTGATGGAGCTTGTGTTTGATGCTACACTGGCTTGAAGAGCGGTGATGGCCGAAGAGTTGGCAGCTGATGTAGATTGGAGGTTGGTGATGTTAGCCTCAGCAGTCCCCATCCTAGTGTTGAGACTAGCGTATGACGTTTGCAGAGAGGTGATAGAAGAAGCGGCTGATGACGAGCTACTTTCTAAGGCCCCTACTCGTGTAGTCAGACCGCTCAGATCGGTAGTCAAGGTGTCGACATTAACTTCAATGTCGTCAACCATGCTTTGCAAGGCAGTAAGCGTGGATTCAACGACAGTAATGTCTGCATTGGCCCCGGACAGAGAAGACTCAGCTTTGATCATCCACCACTGCATATAACCCATAACCTGGAGAAGTATGCATCCCTGAACCATGTTCGGGTAAACGTTTTGGTACCGAGGGATTATGAACTCATCAGGCGATTCAGAAGAAGTGTCCAGGAATGACCCGACACCAGAAATCTGATCAATGTAGATAACCGAACCAACCGGAGTGGTCAGAGCATCGGGCAGAGTGACAACCGCATCGCCAGTGATAGTGTACCGTGTTCCAGGAACGCCAGCGACGTCCCCAGAGATGCTAACGGTGTTAGTTGTGCTGTTGATGACTGTGAGATCGATTGCAACTGGAATCATGATAATTCTCCCAAGATTGTTAAAAGTATAGGCTATAAAATACCTAAAGAACCCCTAGTCTGTCCCAATGGGACAGACTAGGGGTAGAGGATTTTGTCAATGGAAGATGACAGCGAGGATACCGACAGCTAGAGTCAACAGACCGAAAATTGCAGCAACGATCAACTTGAGAAGACTGGCGTTGGACTTAGCCTTATCGAACTCGATCTTACCGTTTTCAAGAGTGATGATTCTTTCGTCGGCAGCTTTCTTTTCAGCTTCGCTTTTGGCCAACAATGCATCGTATTTGCGTTGCGCATCGGCCTCAGCGTCAGCAAGAGCTTTGGATGCATCAGTTTTGTCTCTAGCAGCCATTTGAGTGGCATGCAAGAGCTTGAGCTCAAGTTCACTTTGACGTCTGTCGTATTCAGCCTTGAGTTTGTCTATGGCTGCGATATGAGTGACGTTCAGAACTTCTTGCGAATTCTTGTGCAAGAAGAGAATGTTCAGTTGCTCGTTATGTTTATCCATACGATCAACGAGTGTAGGGATCTTACCGATCTTCTCTCCGCTAGATGTCATGATGATGCGCATCTCACCGACAACGGTGCTAATGGCTTCAATATCCTTGCGGCTAGCGGCTAAGGAAGTTTCGATCAAATTGACGATCTTTTGATGTGTCAGGTTGGTGTCGTTGATGAACTTGTTCATTGAAGTACATAGTTCGGAGTGACCTTGTCTCAGTTCTCTGAGCTCCATGTCCTGACGCTTCACGTTTTCGGCAACTTGACCGACGACCACTTGTGCCAGAGCGTGTGTTGCTTCGGCAACTGCCTGAACACTTCTATCGGTTGCTGATTCTGGCATAATCATTGCACCTTATAGTCACCGACGGTTGTGTAAGTGAGCACGAGGTTGTGCTCAACTGCCAGATGCTTAGTGCAGCATGCGGCATAGCTATCGGCGATGATCGCAATATTGCGAACGTAGGTCGCGTAGTCTTTGATGAAGATCTTGGAAGGGGCAAGATCACCACCGTTGGCCTGAGTCTTCTTGATGAAGTCAATGGCTAGATCAACTGACTTATCGGCTTCAGCGAGAGCCTCACCGAATTTGTTGATGGCAAGGAGTTTCTCTTCAAGGGACAAGGAAGTCGTACGAGCTTCTTTGAGTTCAGCGAAGCTGTTGGTAACTTTACCAAGTTCAACTTTCTCAGAGGTAGCATCGGGTTTGAATTTAGCATTCAGTGCACCGGAAGCTTTGGTAACAGCCGCCAGAGTCGGAGCGAGTTCTTTGATGGCATTAGCCAAGATAGTCTCATGATCTTTCGATCCTCGAGACATGGACACCAGGATGGCATCGCTGTACTTTTTCAAGTGATCAGTGATCTTCTTGAAGTCGATGGCTGAGTAGACATCTTTGATGCTATCAACAACATCAATGTATTTACCGGTCATACCAGTAGGAATGTCGACTTCAAGTTTCATGTATTTGCTGATGCTTTCAGCATCGATGCGAGTAACACTCACAGTGTTCTGATCGCACCAGTATCTGAGTTCGCTGCGTTCGCCGCCTTTGGCGATAACAGCAGAAATGTTCTTGGCAACTCCGATGGCCCCATCAAGGATACCAACGAAGAAGTCCATCATTCCTTCTTTGCTCGGATCTGATGTATCGCTAGACACAGCAGAGATGATAGCATTGAGGGATTCGATGGTGGCCGTGATGTCTTGCTTTTTGGCAGCAGGAGCAGCGGCAGGAGGTTGATTCGGAGTCGGCTTACGCTGACTTCCAGCAACTGAAGCACGGAGAGCATTGAGTTTCAACATAGTCGAAGTTCCTTAGATTACAGTTGGTGAGTTGTAAACATAAGATGATACTTACTCCTTCCTCCCACACGGGAGGAAGGAGTAAGGTTTACTGTCAGAAACTTGCAATTTCGTTGCTATCCGCAGTACCATCAGCGTAGATGTCGTAGACAGCCCTGCTGATAGGTTCATTGATGTCATCTAGGATGGGCATTTTCGTGCCGGCATCCGGGAACAAATACGCGAAGCTTTTGTCTGCTTCAGGAGTGTGGTGCTCGTATCTGTGTTTATCGAGACGCATGGTCAGGTAAGACCTGCCTAGGTGGTTCTTTTGGATGTACAAGAAGAACAAGACATCAAACTCGCGTTTGTAGCCTTTACTGTCGGCAAGGTGACTTGCACCGTATCGCTTAACGATGTTAATCTGACCAGAGGATTCGAGGATCTGGGCGTCAGTGTTCAACTGAAGACCTGTGCAGAAGGCGAAGTTGTTATGCCGACCGTAGTTGCTGATACGGTTAGCCATCTGTTGAGCTTTCGATGCGCTGGTACCTTCACCCTCACCCATGTTCATCAGGGTGATGTAGTCAAGGACAGACATTACAACGTTGAAGCCGTTGCTAGCGAGATCGGCGTGTAGCTTAACCCATTCAGGGTAACCGAATGTTTCACCCATCTCACGATAGACGAAAACTTTCCATCCCCTACGAGAGAACACATCAACAACGAAGTTGATGATATCTTGATGACTCATGTCTCCAGAAGGAGGACGGTTGAACATGTTGGCATAAGCCGACTTGAACCAGTTCATCATGTTTTCATCGAGTTCGTTCTCCAGAGAGATGAAGACGACACAAGGTGTTCTATCATCTTTCCTAGGAGCGTCATTGAGAGTTACTGTCCAACGCAGGATATCCATAAGGATACCGGATTTGTAGTTGTGTGAGGATGCAGCGAAGCCGCAGGATTCTCCGATGGTGATACCACCAGCAACACCCATGGCTTTATTGAACCCTTGCCATCCCATCTTCAGAACACCGCCGCGTTTCTTGTTGGCATGTTGTTCGATGGTTTTGGCAACGCTGTTAGGACAGCTAAGGTCGATGAAGCCTAAGTTAGACGATCCTGCATCGATGGAGGTTTCGTCAAAGGTCTTGACGAACTCTCGACCATGATCGGCCATCTGGTTGAGAAGAGCATCTTGTTTGATCGGGTCAGTAGTCTGAGCAATCTTGTTGTTGATGGCAAAAGCTTTGCGAAGGCGTGCATTGCTAGCTGCCCATACCAACCATGTTCTCACTTTCTTTTGAATAGCTTGAACGCGTCGCTGAGGAACATCTTTCCTATTGGTGAAAACGGATTCGATGGTCTTGATAAGATTAGGATCTTTATCAGCCAAAGGATTGTGTTTGAATTTCATCATAAGTGCTGCAACATCTGAGGGACTATCGACATCGAGATCGGAAGAGACCATCTCTCGAAGAATGCCCATATACAGTTTGGTAGCACCATCATTCATCATTGAGTTTTCTGCGCTCTCGGCATTGTACAACTCAAGAGCTTTAGCTACGATTTTTTTACTATCTGCTGTTTGTGAGAATATAGCCAAACAGAGAATGTCTAGGAAGAAGTCTGGGCCAATGTCCATGTGTGAAGCTCTCCTTGGGGGTGGGATTATTATATAGAAAATCTGAACCGGCGCGAAGCGTCTAAATTAAGGAATCCGTTCATGAGAAATCTTCCTTCATGTGAGCTCACTTACACCAGGAACGCCGATGGCCTTCCTGATCGCTTCGCTACTCGACTCTACCCGACTAAGGATAGACTTCTGAGTATCTTGCATCGGTGCTTGGTCTTTTCTATGGTTGACGTATACCATAAAGCACCTGTATTTTTTATCAAAGAGATGCGAGAGGAACTTAGTTTCGAGATCATGCGTCTCAACAACGATCCTCTGAAGAAAGACTCTGTCTGGAAGGACTATCAGCCTAGAGCTGATGACTTCATCCTCGAGAAGCAGATGGAAGTTCTGTCTTTCTGCTCCTACCTCATCGGAGACAGAGCAGTTGTTCCTGTCAATTTCTCCATCAAAGATCTCCAATACTGTCTCGGTGCGGTTGGGACCAATTCTTACCGCAACAACCTCGGCGTCTACGCCTCATACATTCTCTTTGTAGCTAAGTCTCTCGCTGGCGAGAAACTTGAAGACCTTGAGTTTGAAGACGTCAGAGCCCTGGTCTGTTGCCCTGAGTACCTTAGCGTTAGCGCTTATGCTGGTACCCAGAGTGCAACATTTACACTCAAGAGCGGAGATGTTGCTAAGGATAGCTTCTTTGCCGCAGGTATTGGGAGACTTCTCCGCTATTATCTTTGTTTCGACTTCCCTAAAGGATCAGTTGACGAGCTCCTCGGTTACGTCGGTCTTGCCAACATGGAAAGCGACAATTACGCTCTGCGTAAGGCTGGCGTCTTTTCATCGGATGCCATGCCGCTCATCATTCAAGGCATCTACTGCGATGTACCAAAAGACAAGATTACTCTTGCCTACTTCGACGTGGATAAGTTCCTCGATGAAGAGTTGAAGCCTTACTGGATTGAAGGCTACGCTGTCATGCTGACTCAACTCCTCAATGTCCGTAGATACCCTCTCGGTCCGGTCACATCCAGGATCTTCAAGTATCTGGCCACAGAAGCTCGATACAAAGACACATTCTCCAAACTCTTCTCCTATCTGACTCAAGCGCTGTCTAATCCTACCATCAAGGATGACATTACCGTCTCCGCTACCGAGGCTTTCAAGCCTCAGCATAAGTGGTATGTGACTGGTCTCGATGTCGGTTCTCAACTCTTCAAGGCCGTTGAAGATGATTCCGGTGTTGACGACAGCAGCCTCGACTTCGTCCCTTATGATCCGAGTTCCGATCCCAACAACATCGATATCAGTGATGATAACGATGATGATGAAGATCAGGACGACGATGATGATGTCGATGACATCATCTACGATCCGGATAGTCAATCCAAGGATACCGATACCGGTTCTACTCCTGAAAACACAGATGGTCTTGCCATCGGTGCTAAGGATACAGATCCCAAATCAAGCAATGATGATGGAGGATACAAGCTCACACTCCCAGATCCTGACACTCTCGACTCCTACACCTATCGCTCCGAAGCTCTCTTCATCATCGAAAGAGTTCTGGCTAACGATGCGAGTGGGATCAGCGCTGAAGACAAACTTCTTCTGAAGCGTCTCAAGGCTCAGTGGCTCTTCGTCATCAATGTCGAAGTTGTACACGAAATCCTTGAACGTGTCCTGGGTATCCAACCCAGCAACAACATCATCTAACCCAAAACAATCAACGCATCTTCGTTGACGACAGGAGAGACAGTCTCTCCCTTGTCACTACATGTTATGTAGACAACGAGTTTCTGCGGACATGCGAAGTCAGTAGCATCGTCGGTGACCATGTGCATAGCAACGTCTACATCAATCTTGTCAATAGCCTCCTAAATTGTGCGTGTGTGTGCAAGAGGTTAAAGATTGTATATAGAGGTTGTGAGCATAAACACTCTACGTCCTACCGAATTAGCCTATCCTCATAAGACTCGGCTATTCGACATGAGACATCGTTCGAACACAAACAAAAAAATCCATCCTGGAGATTACAGCTATGTCTAAGTCTGCTTTCGAAAGCTTCCTCGATCAACTCACCACCGACGCCAAAGTCAACGGCAAGAAAGGCTCGCTCGCCGGCCTGGCCGCTGATCTCGGCAAACAAGTCGATGGCTTCCTGACCAGCACCAACAGCTTCCGCGCTGATGATCGCGGTCGCTTCGCCGCTACAGAGTCCTTCGTCAACGCCGGCGCTGAAGGCGCCTCCGCCATCGGCACCGAAAAGATCCTCACCCTCGTCCGCGAAGCCGGCATCCCCCAATCTTGCCAGGCTGAAGCTGCCAAGCAAGTCGCCGTGATCGTTGCTCGTGCCGCCGCTGGCAAGTCCGGCTGGATCGGCCACAGCAGCGTCTCTCAAGCCAGCAACGGCATCGGTCTCGAGAGCCTCTACGTTCCCGAACTGATGAACTCCTTCCGTTCCGGTCTGGAAAGCTTCGGTATCGACACCGACAAACTGACCATCGACGTCAAAACCGCGATCGTCATCTCCATGCTGAAATGGCACACCACCATCGTCCCCCGCGCCTTCGCCACCCGTGGCGCCGCCGGTTCCGAAGTGGTCCTGGTCCGCGAGACCAACGAGATCTACACCCTCGACGACTCCAACAGCGACGTCACCACCACTCTGGTTGACCTCTACAGCAACCCCAGCCTGGTGAACGCTCAGCTCAAGCGCATCGTTCCCCTCCTCACCAACGCCTCCGGCGAACTGGTTGCTGACGGTCTGATCAAGCTCGGTCGCGATGCCAACATCGTCAAACTCTCGATCAACTCCTCGATCCCCGGCTACGCCAAGATCAACCGCACCGACCACATCGCTGACGGCATCAAGGCTGAGTACGTCTACGTCACCATGGACGACGGTACCACCGCCGAAACCTTCGCTCTTCCCGTTCCGGAAAGCCGCGATCGTCTGACTCGTACCACCAACGGCGACTCCGTCGAGCGCGCTCTCAACACCACCTTCACCGTTTCTCTTGACAAGAATGCCAAGACTTCGGCCGGTGTTGCTTCCGTCCTCCTCGGCTCGATGGCTGTCGATGACGCCGTTTCCATCACCGTCAAGCTCTCCGCTACCGCCGACCTCCGTGCCGGTATCGTCAGCGCCATGGCTCTCGCTACCTTCGCTGGCGGCAACATGCAAGGTGCTGCTGTCACCACCGCTGCCAACAACAAAGCCGCTGCCATCGCCGCCGAAGCTACCTCGGTCGCTACCGCTTGGACCGTCGACGCCCGCTTCAGCGAAGAAAACCTTCGCAAGTCGGACATCGCCGTCCAGACCCGTCGCAAGCAACTGACCTACCCGATCCCCGTCGGTCGTGTGTTCGTCATGGACTACGCCATGGGCGACAGCCGCTCTGAGAACAGCGAAAACGCTGCTACCCTCAGCAACATCATCCGCATCGGTCTCGACAAGCGTCTCGTCGACGTCATCGAAACCAGCCTGGACAAAGTTGCCGCTGAAAACGCTGCCTGGATCGCCGGTGGCAAGAAAGCCGCTGAACAACCCGGCCGCTTCTATGCTCTCGGTGGCAAGGTCATCCCGACCTCCGTCAGCGCTACTCTCGCCTTCGCCGGTCTGACCGCTATCCGCGACTCTGACCGTTCCGGCGACATCATCGCTCGTACCACCACCTTCCTGAACGGTGTCATCGCCAAGCTGCACCAAGACTCGAAGTTCACCACTCAGCTGGTTGCTGGTTCGAAGCCTACCTACCGCCTCATCACCTCGCCCTCGCTGCTCGCCAACATCCTTGGCCAGCCTCACATCCACAACCACCTCCAAAGTGGTGAGTCTGTGAGCAACGCCGACGGCGTCGAGTACAAGCTGGTTCTCCCCGGCGGTGCCATCCTCGAAGTCATCACCACCACCTTTGATTCGATGAAGACCAAAATGCTCCTCATCCCCTTCATCGGTGCCGATGCCCAACCCGAACTCAACTTCGGTATCAACTTCGACTGCGGTACCTTCGTCAGCCAGTTCAACTACCAGAACAATGGTGGTGCCAACCAGCGTCTGTTCGCCAGCGCTCGTGAGCTCCCCGTTGTCACCAACGCGATCGGTGCTATCATCGACGTCACTGGTGTTGCCGGCGTTACCTACAACGTCTGATAGACTTGTAGCCTAGTGCTACTCTCCCTCTCCTAGCCGCGAGGCTAGGAGAGGGAGAGCTCTCTTTTTCTTTTTAGTCTTGGGTATATATTACCTAGTTGAACAACCTAATTTGGAGTACGCAACTTATGGCTAAGAAGAAAAGCAAATTACCTCTTGGTGATCTTCCTAAGGTTACCATATACAGCGATGGTGCTGCTAAAGGTAATCCTGGTAAAGGAGGATACGGATCTTTGCTCATCTGGAACGATGAAGAGTTGGAGTTGTGTGAGTGTTATCGCCACACTACCAATAATCGCATGGAGTTGTTGGGTCTTATCGCGGCGCTCGAAGAATTGAAAGTCATTTGTGAGGTTCAGGTGTTCACCGACAGTAAGTATATTGTCGACACTTTGGTCAACAAGTGGTACACTTCATGGAAGCGTAATGGCTGGAGAACTCGCATGGGCGATCCCGTCAAGAACAAGGATCTTTGGCAACGATTGATACATCAGGTAGAAATGCACAAGGTCATGATCACTTGGGTAAAAGGTCATGCTGGTAACGTTGGGAATGAACGAGTTGATAAGTTGGCTAATTTGGCTATCTCAACCAAAAAAGAGCTTATCGATACAGGCTTCGATTTACGCAGTTAGTGTTAACATAAACAACATGGAGATGAGTACATGTCGAAAATGGCAGGAATTGAAGTCGAGGATCTCGTAGCCGTTGTTTACAGAAATAAAGTTTCTGATCGAATGGCTTCCGGTAATCGAGTTGGCGTTTGCCAATCGTACGCTTCCGACATCAAAGAATCGATGTGTCTTGTTGCAAGTCAGATCGACATCACGGTCCCAGAAATAGCTGTAAAGATGGAGCTCAGTCGACGCAATTTCCTTCAGGAAGTTTTGATCTCTTACGAATGACATCACCCTCTCCTCTCTCCCGATGGGAGAGAGGAGAGGACTATCTTCTTTGTCTTTTTTATTCTTATTGCTGGCAGTGATTGTATTACCTCACACCCCGCATCGTAATAGGAGAAGTTATGTCGGAAACCAAAACAGACAAACCTCAATTCAAGTATGTCCATGGAGTTTACAAAGCTCTTAAGGACAATGCAGGCGATGCTGTCATTGGCGTCGTTAAGAATGTGGCAACCAACGAATCGACACTCAAGATCTGGAAGAATCCCAGTCGCAGCATCTTCGTTACTAAACCTGGATTAAGAGATCTTCATGATCGCAAAAAAGAATTCGCTTACAAGCGCGAACTTGATGAATACAAGGTCCAAAACTACCAGCTCAAAGATGAACTGAAAAGATTGCTCGGATACAAACCGAACCAGTTCGTCAAAGAATCGGACCTTCTCAATAGCCCTTATGTTTATGGCGCATCAATTGACATGGATGTTATCATCAAGCAGTCGTTCGCCAACTCTACGGAAAAGGAACCTTCCGAGTATAGGGTAGGTGGTCTCGACATTGAGACATCAGTTCTCGGTGGCCAGGAAATCCAGCTATGTACTTACGTTTCTCATGAACATAAAGTCTTTTGCGCCATCCATGCTGCTTTCTTACCTCATGAAAACAGTTTGGAAAACATCAAGAAGATTACTGATGCAGCCTTAGTTAAATTCGAAGCATCGCTCAACGCTGATGGTAAGAAAGTCTACCAGAAATACAGACCTCAAATCGAGTACTACGTTACCAGAAACGAGCTCGACCTCATCAAGTGGATCATGGCTAATATCCACAAAGAGAAGGATGATTTCATCAGTGTCTGGAACATGAACTTCGATATTCCTTACATCCTGAACCGACTCAAGTTCTTCAACGCTAATCCTTTCCAGATCATGTGTCATCCGGATGTTCCTTGGGAATATCGTGTGTGTAAGTTCATCGAAGACAAGAGTGAACTGATTGCTCACTATAGTCACCGCTGGCATATGTTCGAACTGAGCGGGTACACTCAGTTTTACGACTCGATGGCATTGTACAGCCGTCTTCGCAAAGTTGATGGTAACCTCACATCTTACAAACTCAAAGACATCTCCTCTGATGTTATCGGTGCGTCTAAGCTAGACTTCGGCGAAGCCGGTCACCATGAGATGCAGCGCACACGATTCGAAGAGTACTGCGCCTACAACATCGTTGACGCCCTCCTCCTTCCGATCATGGAGAAGGTTATCAATGACGTTAGTAGCATGCTACTACTTATCCCGCTCACTTCCATTGGGAGTTTCGCCAAACAAACAGCTCAGCTCATGGATATCTTCCATGATTACTGCCGTCGCAAAGGTGCGGTTAGTGCATCCTGTAAAGGTAGCCTTGAACGCGAATACGACAGTCTGATCAAGAACGTTGGTGGTGCTGTACTTAGTCCACTCTTGGCACGAGGTACAGGAACGAAGAAGGTTAAGGAGATGAATAAGGAAACTGGGCTATGTGCTCTTGTTTCAGACTTGGACGTCGTCTCCTTTTATCCCAACATGAACATCTGTTCCAACATCAGTCGTCAGACTAAGAAAGCCAATATGTTGACCATCGAGGGTAGACCACCTGAAGACATCGTCGACTTCTTCGGTCATGCTGCTGCTCCGCAAGAAAACGCTGTAGCCTTATGTTCAAAGTTCTTCAATCTACCAGGATATGAGGAAATGCTCACCGGCTTTATGGCCTCCAGAGGATGAAATCTACCCCCTAGTGCAACGTACGTTGCACTAGGGTTTTAATCTCTTTAATCTCTTGGGTATATATTACCTAAGTGATCCTAACTACAACCTACAAGGAGGAGTTTAAAAATGGCCAAGTCAAATGCCATATCTGATAAATGTCAATATGGTTTTATCAAGGTGAACACGGTTTCAGAAGCCATCATTCGTATCTTGTCATCACATTTTGAAAAATGCCACACAGTGCTTATGCTCCCGATGGAGACTAATCCAAAATCCATGACTCCCATCGTTAGGAGTATCACTCAAGTTCTGGATACAACGATCATTCATTCATTTAAGAATCCTGGATCAAAAACCATCGGTTTCATTTTCCAAGCCACCAGAAGCATGAAATTAAACACTTGCTACATTAGCTGGTCGCGCGATGAAGTCGATAACGATTTGCTTGTTGATTATTACCTCACTGATGGGTCCGAGGACTCACTTGATGTAGTTAACGAAAAGATGGCCGTTGTTGACGCCGTCCTGGTCAAGGCAGAAAAACCTTCAACCAAAATCAAATTCCCTTCCATAGCCAAACTTCTCAACCCAGAACCCAAGGAGATACCTGTCAATGAAACTGCTCTCTAATCGCGAAATGAAAGAATCTATGATTGCCAGTTTTGGGAGAGCTGTCTACCATCCTGGTGACATTCTCCGCAAGAACATCGAGCTTTTCCATCTCGATACCGCTACAGTCGCTGAAGCCATTTGTGTTGATGTCAAGGAACTGGATGATGTTGTCAGCGGCGAGCATCCACTGACATGTGATCTTGCCATCCGTTTGGCTCAATTCTTCCAGACCGAGGTCGATACTTGGTTGGAATACCAAATCAACTTCAACCGAAGCTACTACAGCAATGTGGTTCGAGGCTTCTTGCGCGGCATCAAGACCGCTTACCAACTTGGAACAATCGATGAACATGCAACAGACACCGAAGGAGAAGAAGAGACATGAGCGCAAAAATCATCAACGTCAGTGCTACCACCCCTGAACTGAAAAACCTGGTCGAACGTCTCACCAAAGACTGGTCTTCACAGGCGATTGCGGCTCGCGCTTGGCTGGCAGATCTGACTCACCGTCTTATCTGTGTCAGTCGCGACTACAACATCAATCAAGTCACTGGGGCAACCGTCTCTTCGGGTGAAACCATCTTCACCTTCGGAGCTGAGGATTTCTTCGGCTTCACGATTACGATTTCGAGCCGATCTGAAATCGCCAACCAGGTCTCAGAAGAATCCCTTATCTTCCGCCACAGTGCTACATTCGTTTCTGGTGGCGCGGATGACGAATATCGTGAAAAGACCATCAAGATCATCGATGATGCTCTTGATCGTGCTTTCTTCGGCAAAAGCGTCACCGAAATCTACAACAAGATCACAGCCGTTGTTCCTGATATGTTCTGGGTCGCAGAGGAATCCGGATTCAATCAGGAGCGAAACCAAATCAACATCATCCTGAAACTGAAGGGCAATGATGAATGTCAGCCGGAAATCATGGTTGACTTCGCTAACCTTCCGTAAGGAAGATAGGAGGGACCAATGCTCAGTTTAGAAAAGAATAGATTGATGGCTGAAGCTGTTAGTCTATTATCTGCTGCTGTCACTGAGGCGTCTTATACCTACAAGACGCCCATGGCTAAAAGCAAATACAATGAAGCCGTCAAGAAAGCGGCTCCGTTGTACAACGATCCTGAGGTTGATCCCAACCTTATCTTCACTTACAACAACCTCATCAACCATTGGTCACAATCCGCCAACACGGCAGTTAGTAAACCATGGAGGAATGTCAAGATGTTTGCTTGTGGAGCTCTCATAGCACTAGGATGTGTCGGGCTTTGCAAGCTAATCTTCGGCAAAAACTGATCTCTACCCACCGGCTCAGATGAGCCGGTGGGTAGATCTTCTATTCTTTATTTTTTGATAACAAGTAGTATCTCTCACAGCGAGAAAAAGAGAAAGAAATATTTCTATACAGACCTAGCTAGGAGTAGAGTATTTCATTTAATAACGAACATATATTACTTTATTGAGGAAAATGAAAATTGACCTCGAAGCGAAGACCAACCCAATTAAGAGGAACGACAACATGACCCAAAAATCTGCTCAGCAAGAAAATGAAATCATCATCCTTCGCGGCCTTCCCGGCAGTGGGAAGTCCAAGCTCGCTAAAGATAATTTGTCTGTCGGTAAGAATACCGTCGTCCTTTCGACTGATGATTACTTCTACAAAGACGGTGTCTACAACTTCGATCCTGATCTCAACGTTCGCATGCATGCTGCCAATCAGATGCGGTGCATTCTTGAAATGCTGCGTGGTACCGAGCGCATCATCATCGATAATACGAACATTCTCCTCTGGCAAGTGCGTCGTTATGTCGCTATTGCTAAACAGATGGGCGGCTACAAAATCGAAATCGTTCATGTTAACACCAACCTCTCCAATGAGGCGTTGGCTGAACGCAATGTTCATGGTGTTCCTGTTCAGACTATCGCGCGCATGCGTCACATGTTCGAAAGTCTTGATCCTGTCGAGACGGTCATTCGTGGGACTAATGTCGTTGCTGATCCTGAAGATCGTGCCCCTTGGGTTACGCTGAGCGAGATTCGCGTTATGCGTAAGTTCCATGAGGCTCAGATCAAAGGAGAGTCGACCGAGCAATTCACTTCCAATTACCGTGCCATTCGTGAACTGGTTCGTCTGGAGAGACAGCAGAATAAAGCTGAATCTTCTGATGAGGTTACGGTGTAAGAAATACTCCCGTCCGCTTAAGTGTGGATGGGTTATTTTTTTTTGTTAAAAAGAGCACCTACTGCTGCACCCGAAAGGGTGCAGCAGTAGGTGTTTGGATAGATCAAACGTATCCGTGAGGAGGAATCGTGGGGAACTGAGTCGGAGCAGTATAGCTACCGTTCACGTAGCCAACAGGGAGAGTCTGAGCATCAGAACTCGGGAGAATTCTAGTTGTAAGATCTGTGACCTGAGCGGCTTTATGAACGAGATACGCAGAAGGAATGATTTCCTTACCGCGAGTCGGGTGAACCCAGCCGATACGAGCTCTGATGCTATTGACGCTACCGCCAACGTTGTCACCAGCATCAAGGAAGAACGGATAAACGCCAGCCTTGAGTTTGATTCTGCGATTGACGCCTGTTTTACCAGGAGCAACTGCGTTGGTGGCGCTCGCGAAGCTGAGCGTGTTGTTGTTGAACCATGTTCTTCCACCGGCAGCATCGAAGAAGATTTCGGAACCACCACTATCACCGATAGCAGTAACGCGCTGCGTCAAGGGTTTGATGTTGGTTGCCATCTCAGCATCGGAAGGAGCCATGAATGCCCACTGATCAGCATGACCAGAAGTTGCAAAGTTAGGCGCCTGTTTGAAGCCCATGCTAAGAGCACCAGCCTCGACCGACGAATGATAGAAGTTGTACAAACCATCGTTTTCGACGATGATGTAACCGATCAACCTTGTTGCTCCGTAACCGCCAGTATCAGAAACTGTATAGTCTCCGGACTTATTGACGACATCGACAGTCTGAGGACCTTTGATGTAGTCAATGTGAATGGTTAGGTCATCCGGCAAGGTGCCACCGGAAGGAATAACTCGTCTATCGTTGTAGAAGGTGGCGATGTAGCCAACATCATAACCGACAGGGATGTTATCTTCATCGTTGTCAACTTGATGGAAATCGTTAGAGACTTTCTCGATGATGACCATACCGCGACGGTTCTTGTTCCCGACGGGGAATGTGCTGAGGTCACTATCGAAGGTGTTGGTACCAGAAGTCTTTTCGGTTCCAAGGAAGACAGCAATACTCGACGCTTCACTAAGGGAGAAGCAATACGAGAATGCAGATGTTGTCTTGTTAGCCGTGTCGATACCGGCAACGGCACCCATCATCAGAGGAACGAAGCCGGTGGCCTTGTCAACGTATCGTGCAACAACAACGGCCATTTCTTGGTCGCTCTTGTGCATGTTACCGCTGATGGTGTAAGTGCCAACAGGCAGATTGATAGCGCTGTAACCACATTCAAGTTCCATCGAACCTGAGTTGGGAGTAGCAGGTCCGGCAAATGTCGGGAAGCCCGAAGATCCACCAACCCAGCCAGCCTTGGATGTAGAACCGCCTGTACCTCTACCGAGAGTGAAGTCCCATTCGATCTTGCTAGTCGAAGGAGAACCACCGGCAGGGTTATTGAAGGTGAGAGCAGTACTCGAACCGCTACTGTTGTAACCACCGTTGATGCTGTAAACAACACCACCGTTAGCTTCACCATCAGTGACGAGAACTTTGGTGTTGGAGAAACCACCAGACTGAGGCTGCTTAGTCCATGTGGAACCGGAACGACGCCAGATAGCTCTGTCGGCAGTTGCGGTTAAGCTGGTGGCAAGAACGTATTCGCCATCGGCAACGAGAATGCCATCGATAGCTGTGCTGGTCGATGTGATGCTGGCTGTGGCGCCAGTGTACATTGCTCGAACGATCTTGTCAACGCCAGGAACACTAACCGGAAGCGAGTTGGTGATGTTCCAACCATTGGCATAAGTGAACACCGGGTCAACCACGGTTCTACTGATGGCATGAGTCGGAGTGAAGTGATCGTCTGCGGTATTCTTGAAGGTAACGACGTGCGTCACCGAACCACCTTCGATGTTGTTAAGCATCACATCAGCAAAACGCAAAGGCAAACCGAGAGTGGAGATCCATCCGGTAGCAGGTTTGGCGTTGAGCGCATTTTTCGATTGAGTGATGTTGAAAGAGGTCGACAGATTGGTACTCTTGCGGTTGCAAAGAACCATGATCTTCTTATCAGAAGATTCGTTCTCAAGAGCAGTGACACGAACTTCATGATCATCGACTGTAGTGATCAGTGTGTTGATCGATGCGGCTTGCGCAGCTGATGCATCCTGGAGGTCTTTGACACCCTGAGGACCATAAAGCTTGGAGCCGTGGTACTGAAGTTGGATGACTGTGACCGAGTTCGGTGCAGTGTTGATTTTGGGAATGTCAACGAAGATTCCATCGAAGGTCAGCGATCGGTTGCCTGTACCATCCTGAACAACGATAAGTGTGTACTTCTTATCGGCAACAAGGTTGGTAGGCGCATTGATTGCGGCGTTCTCACTAAGTGTGAGAATACCAACAGCTCCTGAGGCGGCGTCCCAAGAAACGGTACCGGTGACGATCGGTAAGGTGACGGTTGTCCAAGTTTTGGTAATGAGAGTCGAAGCGGCAGCAGCAGATGTTGCAGCTGCTGTAGCGGCAGCCGAAGCAGAGTTGATGGCTGTAGTCAAAGCCGCAGCGATCGCATCGATGTACGATTTGGTTTGCAGACCACCGTCATCAGACTTGATGGTCGGGAAGGGAGTAAGAGGTCCAGAGGGGATAGGCATGGATGTAACTCCTTAAGCTTGGATGCCGGTGGAACTGACGACCTTAGCCCAAATCTTGTTGGCCGGCGTTGCAGGATCCTGAATGAGTTGGTAGACGTAACGACGCGGGCCAGCGGAAGTTGTGGCGTCGGTAAACTCTCCGTAGGAAGAGTAGACAACGGCACCTTTGTTGGTGGCCTGATAGACTTCGATGGTGTCCCCGAACTTGTAAGTTGTAGACAGACCTGTCGTCGGATCGGTGTAGCTACCGGTAGGGGTAGGGAGAGTGAGTGTGTAGGCACCGGCCGAGAAGTATCTCGTGTTGGCAACGGCTGCTGTATCAGCTGTCAGAACTTCGCTCCGCATCTGGCTTCCGCCGATGACTGTGGTACCCCCGCCTCCACCACCGGCAAGAGCTGCGATAAGGAGACGAACACCAGCGGCTGTTACCAGCGTATCCTGACCATCGGCGGTTGCATCACCGACGATCCTTTTGATCAATTCAGCGCCACCTTGAAGAGGAGTAGGCATGAGCTTTCCTTTGATTTGCCTAAGACGGATCTTGGAAGATCTGCCCTAGTGGTTTATTACTTGACTCTATTAGCCAAAAGACATACAATAGTCCTAGCCAGATCGGCCATTTTTGAGCTTAAAGATTAAGTGCAGCGTGTAATCTTATACCTCAAACTCTAATTTAAAAAAGGAACATCCATGCTTCCTAAAAAACCTTTCGTTCAATGGGGGTTGTGGGAATTCGCTAGTGTTTTCTACAGCGTGTTTGTTCCTGCAAGCCCTTCGTCGTATAAGAAATCTACCTTCTGGCATATTGATCATTTCAGAGCAGATGGAACACAGGTTCAATATGTCGTCGACGAGCGATATGTTGAGGTTAAGGATGGGATTATTCACATCTTCGAACCTAACCGCAAACTAATTCTTAGTGGTTCCTTTACCATCCACAAAGAGCAACGTTTCATCAAGCAACCAAAATAATTTAAGGAGTTGTCATCATGTCTGATTCCATCACTTGGGGAAAGATCAATTCACGGATCCTTAGAGAGTTGCGCAACATTGTCGTCATGAGTGTTGTGATCTTCATCGTTGTTTGGTTAGTTCATTGGATATCCTCCAAGATTAACCCATCTTCGGTTGAGACTTACAGAATAGAACACCGTCATAGTGACGGCACTGTGAACATCTACAATGTAGATTCCAACAAAGTTCAAGTTCTCGACTCCATCTACATCGTAGATGATAAAGGCGATTATGTTGCAATCTTAAAAGGCGACATCACCATTACCGTAATCAAGAAAGAAAAAGGAAAATAATCATGTGTCTCTATGAAAGCGTTCGCGACGGCATTCTCTTTGTCTCGGATCATTTTTTCGCGGTTCTGATCTCTGGTTTACTCGCCATCCTTTTAGGAATGGGCATCATGAAGTTTATCAGCACACCATCATCTGGTAATCAACATACCATCCAAGAGGAAGAGCTCGGTCCTGTGTACACCATCACGCATCACCATGTCGGCAAACCTTCTGATGTGTACAAAGCTCGTCGCAGACATGTGCACGTTGAGTTCGGCGGTAGTGTAAGGTTCACAGACCTTACTACCGGAAGAGAACGCGTTTTATGTGGAGATATCACATTCTCCGAAGACGAATCTCCCAAAAAAGAAGAAGGAAAGTAATTCATGTCTATTTATGATGAAGTTACCATGGACAGTGCGCCACAGTTCCTTTACAATACAGGAACTATGTTCGATCTGATGACAGGATCTTTCCATCTTTGTGAAGATGGCAAATTCCGCCTTAGTGGTGGTTTTGGTGGATTCATTACCGGTGCTCACGGTTTCGGCAACACCTTCAAAACAACTCTCATTCAGTCGTTCTTGAGTGGTCTCCTCCGGATCTATCCGTCGGCACGTGAGGTCTTGATCGATACCGAAGGTCGGAAAGAGAAGCATCGTGTCGGCAGTTTCTGCAACACCGTACTCAACAACCCCAAAGGTGATCGTGATATCTCCAACCGCATCACGCTCAAGGGCGGTGCCGAATTCTGCATCAACGGTACTTGGGAGTACGTCAAAAAGATTGTTGAGATCCGTCGCAAGAATAAGATGGAAATCATGATCAAGACTCCGTTCATCGATATCAGAACAGGCCAAGCTGCGATGATGTGGGAACCGTTCATCATCTTCATCGACAGTCTTACCGAACTCGAGTCGGCCGAAGAAGATGCGATGATCAATGAGAACAAGGAAGGCATCGAAGATGGTAAGAACAAAACCATCTGGCTTGTGGACGGTAACAAGAAAACCGTTCTCATTCGTCACCTCCGCAAAATCGCCGAAGAGTACGGTATCATCGTCGTATGTACCGCTCACACTGGTGACAACACTTCTCTTGATCCGCGCAACCCTCCTTCGAAACAGTTGCAGCACATGAAGCAATCCGACAAGATGAAAGGTACAGGTTCTCGTTTCGAGTTCCTTACTCAGACCTTGGTCCAAACTCGGAACTGCATGCTTCTTCATGACGCCAACAAAGAGCCGCTGTTCCCCGACGGTCCTACACCGGATAACGACCTCAACGAAGTCATCTTGTCCGTCCAGCGCAACAAGACCAACAGCTCCGGTCAAGCTGTTCCGTTCGTCGTTAGTCAGTCTGTTGGCATGCTCAACACCTGCACCAATCTTCACTACCTTCGCGTCAATGAGTACATCGGCCTTAACGGCGGATCGGCTCGTCCGAAGCATGCGTGCATTTGGTACCCAGATGTTTCCTTCGGTCGCAAAGACATCCGCTCTCTTGCGGCTAAGAACTACGAACTCGATCGTGCTATCGAGCTCACTTCTCAGTTCCTGTTCATCAAGAATAACTGGAATACCAAAACCTTCATTCCAGCTCTTCAAGATGCGTTCATGCTGTCACCGGAACAGGTCTTTGATAAACTCAATTCCAAGAAAGCCAAAATGAATGATCTTCTTCAGACAACTGGCTACTGGAACTACGAGCAGTCCTCTGGTCGTGAGTACATGTCTATCCTGGACTTCCTCCTCAAAACTAGCTGACACTTGCCTCCCTACTATCCACCCTAAGGGTGGATAGTAGGGATCTTATCTGATTCCATCTTCAGATCTACATTACTTTTAAGAACAACCAAAACGGAGGTGATTATGGTTACTGTGATTTACGGAAGTGGCGATATCGCAAGTCATGCCAACAACTACACCAACGATTATGCTCCGATCTTTTATCATCCCTTCACCACTCTGCATCCTAAATCGAAGCGAGCTAATCTCGAAGCTCTCATTAGAACCAACCCTTACGCTATCATCGTAACCAACGATCTCGATATCCTTAAGTACCTCATCGTTGATGAAACTATTAAAATCAGATTCGTCAAGGTGATGGATATCAAGTTCCCTGGAACTAACGATCACTGGAAAGTAATTAAACATAAAGATCTTAAGGAGCTCTATCGTCTTCGAAAAGAGTTCCGATAATCAATCTAACCACGAGGTCTTTATGTCTGATGAAGAAGATGAAGTTAGCGATCAGCAGGAGATTTACTCTCTGAAGGAATTCACTCAGGTTGTTAAAATCGGAGCCATTAGTTCTGATGATGGCAGCGGCTATTGGTCAGATTCTCTCGGTAATCACAGGAACGAGAGAGTTGATCCTTATGCCTTCTTTAACGGGGCTGCTGTCCCTCCTAAATACGCCACCCACGTAATTTGGTTTAGCAAATAATAGCAGGAGGTGATATGAAGACTCTTGACGAACTTGACAAAATAAGTCAGGACCTTACCGATGATGCAAAGATCAACGAGTACTACCTTCTCGTAAGAGAACGTCTACTCTACTCTCTCGGCGATGATGGCCTGAGTCTTGTGTATGTCGGCGACAAGAAGGAGCACAATGCTAAAATCTTGTTACCGAAGTTTGTCATCACCGGAGCGCAATCGTTGACGCTCGTCTACATCGAAAGGCTGTACCTTCACAACCATCTTTCCAACCTCCTCCAAGAGTCTTTGGATAATCGGATGAAGGAAGGGTCTAGCGATGCTTACTTCGAAGTTCTTCGCTACATCACCCACTACCACAATGCTCTGTCTGTCGCCAAGATAACTGAGCTAAGTGAACTCATTTCAGGTAAGACCTTGCAGAACTACATCGAACAGGTCATCTGGAAATCATCAAACGATCAACAACTCGCAATACAAGGAGAACAACCATGATCACTAGTGTTAACATTCGCGGCACTGACGTTCCTCTTGCCGATCTCAAGAAAGATGTTGAAGCCGCCAAATCCAAATACGAATCCCATACTTGGTGCTTCACCAGCGCTACCGTCGAAGCTCTGATCGAAGCCATCGAGGAACAAAACGTCAAACTGAAATCTATCATCGACGACTGTCGGTAATGGAGAGATTATGAGTACTCCGTTTGCTTTAGATCCATCTTTCAGGCTCATTCGAGCTAACCCTCCTCCAAGAGGAGTTGAAGTGATGACCTGCGTCAGCGATGCTAGAGGTGTCAGAAACGTCCAGGTCCTGAGATATGGCTCATCGCGCGCATCGACAGACAATCTGTGGTGGATGGGCGGATCCTATGTCTACTACGATCCAACTCACTGGAAACCTCTTTAAGGAGATTAAACATGGCTAGACGGAAGCGAGTTCCTGGCATCATTCCGGACGATCCCTACGATGGTCCTAAAACTGGACCGCAGAAGAAATTCCTAAAGAAGCGCAACTCGCGTCTTCATCGTTTGGATGCTAAACGACAACTCAAAGATCCTGAGTCTGACGGTGTTCTTGTAAACCGCAGAGACAACCTACATAGCGGAGGCTGATATGGCTAAACGTGTTAGAAAGATTGACACTCGTGGTAGTCTAGCTCAGCAGAAATCTCCTGCTGCTGAGAAATTCTTGAAGAAGCAAAACACAAGAGCTCATCGTCGAGAGGCGAGATCTATGGAGAGCAATCTCTCATTAGCCGAAGACTCTCCTAAAGGTAGACGAGACACAAAATCAGATGACTGGTTAACGTAATTTAAGGAGAGCATCATGCCACAATCAATGGATGATAAGATGCGACTATACCAGAAGATCCGAGAGGATTTTAAGGAGGGTAAATACTCTCTTGAGTCTATATCCCGAGGCGAACTTGAGCATCCTATCAAACTCAACTGCCCTTGCCCGGTCATAGATTCAGTTCTAGCTAAAGGCATCGCCATTTCCGCTATCGCCGACTTTAAGTTTGATTTTCCTTATAGAGCTTTACCACTATCCATCGACATGGGTATGATGGAAAGCCTATCCATAAGACGCGGTAGCTTAGATAGATCTGAGTTCTTCCGCGCTCTCAAACGTCATAAGAAAAGAAGAAGGAGATAACTCATGACGCAAGGTAATGTTAAAGTGGCTATCAACAGTCGCTACGCTCCGTATGGTCGTAATGTCTTCTATGAGGATTGCCATACTCGAGCTGATGCCGCAAGCATCACAGAAGATGGAAAGAAGCTAATCCAAGAGTGTACAGCGGCTCTCAAGAAAGAATGCGATAAGAGAATCGGAGAGCTCAAGAAGTGGACAGCGGAGGACATCCTTAAGTCTATCCAAGATGGCGCATCCATTCACTGCAATCCTGTGGAAGAAGAAGAGCTCCGTAAACTCTTCCCTGGAGCCACTGTTGTTCCTAGTGAACTTATTCTTCCTGGTGATATCGTCACGGTCATGCCGAGTAAGGCGGAAGCATTCGTCCCTTACGAGTGGAATGATCAAGGAACTCAGTTTAAAGACAACACCCATTTTTGGAGAATTTTGAAATGAAACTTTTTCTTATCTCACAATCTACCACCAAAGGTTACGACACTTACGATAAAGCGGTAGTCTCTGTTAATTCCGCAGAAGAGGCGACTAAAATACACCCTGCCGCAGCGCATGGGTACGTGTGGAATGAGGAACTTGGTATCTTCGGCTATTGGGCACGTGAAGCTAACATCTGTGATGTATTTAGGAAATGCTCAGACTCATGGGCGCAGAGCCCTAGTGAGGTTACGGTTGTATATCTCGGCGAGACAGAGCATGCTGCCGGTGTAATCTGCGCTTCCTTCAACGCCGGCTAAAAGGAAATAAAAATGACACCAGAACAAATCAAAAACTTCAGGCGCGGTCTATCTCTCGGACCGATAGGAGCTTACGCACTTATCATGCCCGAGTCAGATCTTCTCAAACTTCACAGCAAGCTTCAGCATGTTCTTGATGAGGAAGCTCGCCTTACAGACGCTCCAGTTCGTCAAAGACAGCCGTACCATCACAAGCAACAAAAGAAACCAGAATTCAAATCATCAGGACCGGAACTAGGTAACATAGGAGGTCTGTTTGATTCATACAAAGGAAAGAACTAGATGCCAGCCTACAACCAATTCTTGATCGAAGTTGCTCATAAGAAAAAGCGCAATCCTTCGTTGCCTTATGGGCAAATCATGTTCGACATCCTGACTGATATGATGCCAGAGACAGCCGAGAAATTGCGCGGTACAGAAAACGATCCTTCCATGAAAGAGAGGGAAGGAATCACAAGAGAAGCTCATCGGATTATTCATGAAGACTTTCTCAAGAAATACAGTTAATCCAATCAACCAGCAACACAGGATTTCCTCATGAAAATCAACAACACCGACATCAACAATCCATTCTTCGAAATTGATGCGAAGCTCAGGCGCGAAGATGGTTTCATACTCATCAGCATTCCTTCCATTGCTTCCATGACTCAGGCTCGCGATGGTGTGGATGACGTTGGGCGCATGGCCATTTCTCTCATAAACGACTTGGCCAGAAAAGACCTCAACATTGTTGTTTCCAAAGTGTTCGTTCATAAGCTCAAGCTTCGAGTTTATGACGTCCATGGCTTCCTTCAGCTGATGTCTATGTCTGTAGGTCCACAGTACGCTGAGATGAGTGGTCACGGCGATCTTTGTCTCACTCCTAGGGAGATCTGGAAGATTTTGTTTGATGCTGGTAAGCATCATCAATATCTCGGTATCTACATTCGTTCCTGTCGTGACGAACTCGGCATTACGAATTCCGACATCGCAAAAGCAACAAAGATCCCGGTCCAGCGCGTTACGAGAATCGTTCTTGGTAGAGAACGGATCAGTCTCTACGAGTCCCTGTTATTACACCGGGCTCTTTGGAGGTCCCAAATCAGTCATGGAGTGAGCTTCATCAACTTCCAGCAAGAACTGGATCTACTCTTCTTCGAGCATATGATCAGTGTCGGTCAGAACCCACCAACAGCAGCGCTTCGAATCATGCAACCCATCGAAAGTAAGAGAAAATCATGAAAATTGCAACCAGTCTCAGCGATCGTTCTCCTCTAGAGCGCTTTCATCACTCGATGGAAATGCTTAAAGAGAAAGGACTAGTGTCCGATACACTAGTTCTCAAACGCCACTTCATCACTGTACCATTCTCTCTCGAGAAGCATAAAGAGATGTACGATAGCAAGCTCCATGGTGGAGAAACTTTCGATAAGGAAGGTAACTGTCGTTCTTCTGGATTCACTCATCCGGATATGCCAGCTCTGGGTTTCTACAGTCTCCCTTGGGCGTACTGTCATTTGTGCCTTACTTGCGGTAAAGGTTCGGCCACCAAACCTGGAGGCGAGAACACCAACAAGGAACCTACACATGGTATCTTCATTCAGCCGAAACTGTCTTGGGAAACTCCGACTGAAGAAGGACCTGCGGAGGGATTCGATATGGCATCTCTGTATCGATACCAGTTCAGATCTGGCGCAGTTTGCGACGGGTCATCCGTTCTTCTCCGAGATGGAATCGTTGATGAAGGTAAGCCTGATCAGGCTTGCCACATCGATGCTCTTAGGAACGGCTACCTTGTCGTTGATGAGAATGTCGAACTGAAAGAATTCGTTGAAGCTCTTGATCTCGCTGGTCAGATCCTCAACAAACTTCTTTCTAGCAAATTGTTCAACCAAAAAGATCTCCTCCCAGAAGGGCATAAGCAGCATCTTGGCATGGCTAAGTTTGCTATTAACAAGAGCGTTGCTTACCTCTCCGAGGAAAACTGAGATCAGAACTAATCGTGCTTGAGCACGATTAGTTTTTTGTTTTAAAGATTGATGATATTCTACGTCAATCTCCTTAACCCAAAACACGAAAAGGAAATCACCATGGATAATCTTGATAAAGATGGAATTCTCACGTCCTACAAAACCGCAGCGAAACAGATGCTCCTGTTGAAAGCAACTGGTGCTGCTGCCATGGATGCCGCTACCGCTTTGGCAAATTCCAAAGATCTCACGGAAGGTGATATCCATGATCTCATGGATACTGTATGGTTTGAAGGTGCTACTCATGCCTGCGGTATCATGATCGCGCAGGTTATCGAAGCCGTCAGAACCACCAATAGTTCCGTCGACCCGAAGCAACCGTTGTCTATCGATAAGGTGAAAAAGATTTACGAAGATCGAATCACTAATCGCGAGCAGATCATTGACAGGATCAGCAACGTCGTGATTGCCAGCATCATGAATGCAGTTCGAGCCGAATCGGAACTCAAGATCGTTACTGGTGTGACGATCAGCATCGTCAGAGCGATCGAAGAATACAATGAGACCATCGAATCTCCCATCGTCCTAGGAAGTGTCAACGATCTGGCATACATCCTTGAAGACATCATCTTCCGCGTCTCTAAACAAGGGTTCAAGGTCACGAAAGAAGGTAATTTCGTCTTGTCCGTCTCTGGATGGGCAAAGTAAGGGTAGGAGGTTAGAAGATGAGTCAAACATCTTACGACGTCCTCACTAAGACGATCATGTTCACCTCTGGTGTTGATAGGGGAGGACGGTTTGTCGATGAGCGCGAGCTTGACGTTAAACTCGATCAATCTGTCGACGGTGCCTGCGTCTTCGAAGTTAAGCAGGTTACCATCAACAACGAAACCAACACCACTGAAATCACTCTCTCGGTCACCATGCCGGTCAGTTGGTTCGCTGACATGTCAGATGCCGCCATTAGTCGCATCATTGGACGAGAGTCCGCTAAGCCTTCTCTTTCTTCGGAACAGCTCAAAGATCTAATCGTCGACGAACTGAACAAAGAGTATCATGTATCCATTGTTGGATACATGCATTGTCCGAATTGTGGAGCTACGGTCAAATCGTTCATCGGCGGATACACCGGGTTCGATTGTGCATCCAACGTTCGCTCCTCAGATCGGCATGTTACTCTTTCGGATAAATGCATCGCGTCTGTTGTCAGTGAAGACAACGACGTGTTGTGTAAATTCATCGTCAAGAACTTGAAGCCGGAAAGGGTTTCGCCGACTAAACTGGTTTACTACCTCAACGAGGAGCGAATCAGCATCTCTGCTTTCACCGACTGGAAAGTCTTCCGCGTCATCAACAACCTCCTCATCGAAGAAGAGAAGGAAAAGAAGAAGCGGCAACATCTTCATGTGATTGACTTTGAAAATGATCAATTGTCCCAAGTGCAATAGTCATCCGTTACCAGGATCAACAAATCAGTTCTTTTGTCACTCCACTTTAGTTGGTGGTGGGATACAGAGAACTGACACTTGTTTGAAACTGGAAGCTGAGCTCAACCTCTCTGAGGTCGTTTCACATCTGTGCTTCATTACTAATGCGCACAAAATTTCCTCGACAGCCATCCAGCTGACTATCAATGATCAACCGATCATGTGGACTAAGGATGAGGGCCGTATCTTCCACATACTCATGGACCATTTCAACACAATCGAACTTGAAGGATAACATATGCCTAGAGGCGGATTGGTAGAACATAAAGGACCTCCACCGGTTGCTCCCGGTGGCGTTAAGGGTGGTGCTTCAAATAGTGACACGCCTCCGTGTCACAATAGACCGACTCTTGGAGGAGGGTCTTCATCGCAATCTGAAGTTCAGAAAATCGAGCTTGAGATCGCGAAAGAGAAACTCCGTCAAGAGAAAATCAAAACCGAACTCCTTGAGCGTGAGCTTGCTCGCGACAAGGGAACTCTCCAGATGTAAAAGTAAAGGATAGTACAATGAAGCAATCACAACGCAAGCAGCGCGAAATCCGCGAAAATCAAAAACGCCGTCATGATGCGAAAGTCCGCAAGGCTATCAAAGCTGAGCATGAGGCGACTATGGAGAACATCAGGCAAGAAGAGGTTCGCTCTTCACTTGTCACTATCGCCAACGACCCTAGCTCGGTTACTTCTCAACGAGGAGATATTCCTGGCTTGGTGAATCTCGACGATGCGCAACATGCGGCATGGGCATCTGATCGATAATTCGATTATACATTACCTAGATGAACCACCAACAAAACCACTCAACGGAGGATGAATATGCCAAATTCCAATGTTCTTAAAGCTGTCATGCAAGAGCTCTATGAGAAATCTGGAGTGCGCAAGAAGTTCACCGTTGAGCGGTTCTGTAATGTGACTAAATTCGGTAAGACAGTCGAGATCAACCGATACCTAGGAAGCAAACAGAAACTACCGCTTTCACTCCTAAACGCATTCTGTACTGAGTTCGGTATAGACAGGAATCTTTTCATCCAAGATGATATAGTCGACGATGTGAGCCCAAGGAAGTCCAATAGACCTCCTCCTAAGCCTGCCGCTGTGGCAGACATGGCTCTTATCGGAGCGACATTAGGAAGATGAAACGAGGTAAGTCTATGTTGCATGGTAAGTACTTAAAACCTAACGGAGTCGTAATCCAATCCATAATCAGAAACAACATAATCGTCAGTGAG